TCTGGCCCATATTTCTGCATAGGCTTCAAAATAATTGATTTGTTCTACGGGAACAGGTATAGGAAAAAGGGATAAAATTTCCTTGTTGTAAGGGATACTTGTATTGGAGAATTCCAAACCAAACACGTGAAAACACTCATGAATCAGTGTTTTGAACCATTCTTCTTTTCTAAACACGACAATTTCACTATTTCTGCGGCAACTATAGCTGAATGCAGTATTTACGTGCATTTCATCCAATATAGATACATTGCTAGAAGGGAGCATTTTCTCTCGGGATGTCATATATATAAACATATCCAATGATTTAGCACATCGATTGGAAGTAGAATTCGCATTAGAAATGACGAGGTGTAACAAAAGAATGATTCTTTTTATATAACAATCAAATAGTGCAAAAGAGATGGATGTATCTTCGTCTTCCATGACAAAATATACTCGGACTATACGTTCATGGAGAGAAAAAGAGTAGACAATGAAAGAATGAGAAGCGGCGTCAATATGAAGACGAATATCTTTGGGAAAACTATTGGCAGTGAATGTTTTGGGTTTGGGTATTTGATTTACGGAGGTAATCATGACGTTGTTTTTTTCGATGGGTATCTCTTTGAATAGTTTCTCTCCATTTTGCAAGTCTTGATATAGTTTGGACAAGATACGAATGGTATGTTGGTTTTTTTCGTGTTTGAATTCCTTTTCAATGGGTATTTTGCATTTTTTATAAAAGGAATCGACCTTTCCAAAAATAGAAGAAATCAAAAAATGACTTTTGTTTGTCAATATAGATTCCATAATAGAGTATATTATAGTATGACATATTTTTTTATCTATTTGCAACTATTTTAGACATTTGCAAGACATTTGCAAGACAATCCAAACCTAGTCAAACCTAGAGAGAACAAATGATTTTTTAATCTCTATATAATATATCAAAGATCCTCTTTTACAAATGGACAAAATCAATCAAATCAGCAAAAAAACAAAGGAATTTGTTAAAAAAATGTTTCAAAAAATGGATATACAATTTCGTATCATAAAATCCCTAGACATTGCTTATGTAACTATATTGTTTTTCATATTTTCATTTTATTCTGCAAGTTTATCAGACGGATTTTTCTATAGAATTTTTGGTAAAAAGGATGACAACAATAATTATTTGTATCTTTTATCTGAAATTTCTATTCAATTTGGTGTCATTGGTGTGTTGGCTTATATTATTCGTAATGTAGTTCAACAAATTCCATATCCATTCAATCATTATTATCATTATGACCGCGATAGACTAAATGAATTGATCAAAGGGGCGTTCATTACTACTTTTTTGTTTTTATTCTCTCCTCATTTGCAAAAGAAAGTTACCAATTTGAGAGATTATGCATCGCAACATTTACAACAAATATCTTTTATTAAAAGCAAAATCATAGAAAAAAAGGTAAAAAATGCACGAGAAGAACAAAAAGAAAAAGATGGTGAAGAACAAATCCAGTAAAATTATTTCATTTTTATAAAAAATTATTTCATTTTTATTAAAAACAATTTCATTTTTATTAAAAACAATTTCATTTTTATTAAAAAATATATGTATAGTATAAGCAAAAAGTGTATACTATGAATAAAAATGAAATTATTTTTAATAAAAATGAAATTGTTTTTAATAAAAATAGAAAACAATATTTTACTACTAAAAATATCTTTTTTTTCATAATAAAAATGATTGATATTGGTTATATTTCTGTATTGTTTTTTATATGTTCCTTTTATTCTTCAACCATATTGGATAAATTATTTTATCATTTATATGGAAGCAGTCAATACAAGAAAACGTATTTCAATCTTTTGTTTCAAATATCCAGTCAAATTGCAGTATTATCTATTTTTGCGTATCTGATTCATAAACTAGTATTGATGATTCCTTTTCCATTCAATCACATCTACAATTATGAAGAAAAGAATTTAAATAGCTTTATAAAAGGTGCGTTTATTTATACGTTTTTGATACTTTTTTCTCACCATTTGCGAAATAAAATCAATGATTTGAGAGAATATTTATCATTTCATATAGATAAAAAAATAGGAAAACCCGAAACAGATGTCATTGAAGATGAAATACAATATCATTAGTAAACTTATCTCAAACCCATGTTTATTGCAAAGCTTTCACTTTTTCACGCACAAGAATCAAACTTTCCACAAATTCGGGCTCACTACGAGGCACATAATGCATCAATTTTGCATTCTTTGTTTCCGTCAACAATGTTTTCAAGTCATCATTCTGACTAAATTTGGCGTATTGTGCATCAAACAATTCTTTCTCTCTGCGTTTTCCATAAAAATCTGGGTCAATCGTGACTTCTTTGGGACGCAACAATTCTCCCTTGTATTTGCCGGATTTAGAACCCGCTGCTTTTGCCTTTTCAAGGTTTTTTCCAATATCATTGTTGGAATCTAGAGAGAAAGACATGTAAAATTCAGGATTGTTTTTTTTGAATTTGGCACCTTGATAATAATGTTCAACACTATTCCATTTGTGATGGTCAAAGGTAAACGGCGCTATCCATTCATCATCTAATTTACGTCTCCAATCCTTCATGGCTGCCAAATTGGAAAATTTCATCATAGAATCCTTGTCTATTTTCTCTCCACTTCCTTTTCCTGGAAGGGGTTTACCGGCAGATTTATCATAAAATACAAACACGACATTGTCATCATAGTATCCTTTGATTTTCGATTCGGAAAGTTCATCAAACTTATTGGATACATCCGCAACATAGGATCCGGTAGAGGACTCTTTGAACCGAACAAAATCGGGAATAAGAGAGAAAACTCCCGCATTTCTCTCAAGACATTTGTCTACTACCAGTTTTTTAATGTCATAGGGGAGTTCTTTAAAGGTGAAAATCTGTTTTTTCTTGTATCCAATCAACTTGTAATGGCTGCCAGTATATTCCACCATAATATAATATTCGGGAGTAAATTCACCGCGATTTTCGAGAATCACATCATTCAATTGACCACAATTCAAAACATTGGCATAATCTTTGTTTGCATACGATTCATGAGACAACAAAATGAATTTGATATTCAAAAGGCGTTCCAAGGTGGATATGGCCCATGTCTCTCCCCAAAAATCACAGGTTTGGATAATTTTTTGAAATTTTTCTAGCGTGTCAATGTCTTTCATGAATTTGTATTCTTTCAACAATTCATTGGACAATGCCTTCTCTCGAATCAAGGTATCATGTTTTGATTTGATGCTCTTGGCGGTTTCGACACATTTCAATTTCTCATTGCGATCCAATGTATTGGCACATATTTCTTTGATTTTGTTGTATTGCAAGGTGAATTCCTTGCTTTCAGTAGTTGCTTGGATGATAGCATTACGTATGTCGTCATAATATTCTTTGTATCCTAAAAAGACATTTTCAGTGGCTTCTGTTGCCAATTTCTTTCTTATTTTGGCAATTGTTGTTTGCTGAGCAATTTGGGCAAACGCATCACGTATCGTAGCAAAAAGACAATCACCACCTCCTTCATTATCTATTATATAATAATGTTCGTTTTTCATAAATTTTTGGATCCACAATACATCCGTATTCTCTGCCATTTTTTCGGTTTGATAGTTGATTTGTTCTCTCTCTGCATCCAATTTGGTTTCTTCTTTCAATGATTTGGGAATGGGAACTCCTTGAATGGCAACAAATATGTCTTTTCTAATGATAGGTATTTCTTTCAATACTCCTTCTCCTTGTTCTCCTTGTTCTTCTTCTTCATCTGAGGATGATTCTCCTTCTCCTTCTTCATCTGATGATTCTGATTCTGATTCTTCAACAAAAGGAAGAGGTGTTTCAGGAACAAGACGCTCCTTTTCCAGTAAGGATTTGTCAACAAAAACATAAATCAAGGGATCTAATGGAAGTGTATCCACCAATAAATTCCCTTCTTGATCGGTGTATTTAGACAATTCATTGGTTTCCAATTCATACAAACCAATTTGAACCACTTTGTTGTTTGATTTTGCTAAATAAATAGGAAAATAGGTTATACTTTTCTCTCCCTTTTTGTATTTTGCATGACCAACCCCTATGATAATTTCAACACCATGAACTTCAATTTGATACAAATCTGATAATTTATTCACGTCTTCTGGATCTACACTTTTTATTTCTGGATAAGAAATAGTCTTGTCTAATTTGGATAAAACCATGAACACAACAATATATTATATAATAATCATTTTTTATTATATAATTTTAGAATATTAAAACTATATAATCAATGTTTACATTATTGTAAAACAAATATACTTTGAAACATTTTCAATCCAATTGATTGTCCAATAAATGTATTCCAATTTGCAGAAATAATCAATATTATTCCAAATAAAAACAATAATAATTTTGTTTCTCCTTTTACTTCAACTGATTTTGGAGAGAAAGGATTAAACAAATGTATGAGTAGAATTGACATGAACAAAATAAATATAAATTCAATTCTTTCTTTCAAGAATAATATTTTTTTATCTAAATCACTATTTGTTTTTTTGATTTTTTTCAAATAAATATGAATAAGCGATAAAATAATAAATAGCAATTTAGTTATTATTATTATAGTAATAAATAAATTCATAATATATAGATATATATTATATTTTGTAAAAATCAAATGACAAGAAAAAATCAATTCCAAAGAACATATTTTTTCATAAATTTATCATTCTTCAATTCATTCATATAAAACCAATGCAGTTTTCGTTTCATAACTATTTCATGATTCAATGGATTATTTTCATATACAACTATATTTTCAATAATTTCCTGTTTTTTCATTTTTTGTGCCTTGATTCCGTAATATTCGCAAATAGTAGTCAATTGTTTTACATTGTAATTCAAATCATAATTGACTTCTTCATGAAAATGATTGGATTGTAGAATGTCAAACATGAATGATTCACTATAATCTGCTTGCATATCCAATTGAACATCCAAATCTTCAAATTCTTTCAACATATTTTGCAGATCATCATCATTTTTTTCCTTATCGTATTCTTTCTGATTTTCATCATATTCATTAAAAGAATAGGTTATATTTTCGTTTGAGTTTTCAATTAATTTTTTATTTGTCGTTATGAAGATAAAAGAGAATCTTTTTAGTTACCTTTTACAACAATATTTATTTTTCCAACAAATCCATGAATTTAAATATTGATTTTTTGGTCAAACTAGGATATTGATTGGATTTTATATTGGCTAGATTTTGAATGACTTCTAAAATAGGAACTTTATCAACACAGACACTTTTATCTGATGATGCAATTTCTTCTGTAAAAATATCTTTACTATACAACAAAACAACATTTTCAATAATTTCGTCTACTTCATTCTGTTTATTTTCTTCTTTGATAAAAGTCAAAATTTGCGACATCAAGTTCAATAATAACTCGGTCAATTTATCAAAAGACAATATTTTATTCAATGTCAAATTGACAAGAAATAAACTCAATGCTTTTCTACGTTCATTTATTTTATTTATACTGCAGAATTTATCATAATCCTTTTCTGGATTGACATATTCAATATGTTGAAACAATTCCAAAAAGGATTCCACGTTTTTATCAAATACAATTTTCATAATATCATACTTGTTCATCAAAACAGAATACAAATCTGCATATAATTTGGAATAGAAACGATTGTTAGAGGCAATTTCAAAAATAATAGTTCCGATTTTGATCATGTCTTCGTCATGAATATCAATTGTATTTACATCTGCATCTGCATCTGATAGTTCATGGGTCAATATAGTATCCAATATTTCTGTTATCTTGAGCACTTGATCATCATAATTTTTATTTGTCATTTTATTCAGAGAAGAACGAATCAAATCAATTTTAGCATTAATTCCTTCTTTTTTTTCTATTTTAGTGGGTTGAAAGGAGCGAACACTTTCCCAATGCATAGATTCTGAGGTAAACTCTCCTTGCATTTTTCCACGACTTATCCCTCCGTGTCCCTCGTGATTATTACTATATTTATGTCTTTTACTATTTGCAAGGGACACAAAAGAACCAGAAGAATTTACGGGTTGCGGTTCTTTTTTAAGAAAAACAGGTGTTTTGATATAGGTAGGAGAACCCACTTTAGAAGCAATTTCATTAATGATGGCCAATGTTTCATCCGATAATTTTAATTGAAATCCTTGAAAGGTAATATTCGTAAAATCTTGCAATGTATAACGCATATTATTTTATAAAAGAATATATTTAATAGTATAGATATATATTTATATTCATTTTTATATCAATTTTTTTATTATAGTTTTTTTGCACCCTTGAACATTTTATTATAAGAAAAAATCAATATAAATATTTCACAATGAATATAATATATCATGTCTTTGAATTTGAACAATAATACATCAAATAACAAGACAGATAAAGAGGAAGAGATAGAGGTAAATGAAGAAATAGAAGAAATAGAAAAATGGGATCAATTAGAAATTAATGTAGATATATTACGAGGTATATATGCTTATGGATTTGAAAATCCAAGTCCAATACAAAAAAAAGCCATTACACCTATTATTAAAGGAAAAGACATGATTGCACAAGCACAATCGGGAACGGGAAAAACAGCCACCTTTACGATTGGTGCCTTGTCTCATATAGAATTAGAAAAACAGGCTACACAAGTGTTGATTTTATCTCCTACACGTGAATTGGCCAAGCAGATTACTAGTGTAATATCGAGTATTGGTATAATGATGAAAGGGTTAAAAATACAAACATTGGTAGGTGGGTCCTCTACAGAGGAAGACATTAGTTGTTTAAGAAGAGATGTTCCTCATATTATTGTGGGTTGTCCAGGTCGCGTATATGATATGATGCGTAGAAATTACATAGATTATAAGAATATCAAATTGATGATTTTGGACGAAGCCGATGAATTGCTTTCTTCTGGATTCAAGGAACAAATTTATAATATTTTTCAATATTTGAATAGTAATATGCAAGTAGCATTGTTTAGTGCTACTTTACCAGATTATATTCAGAGTATTACAAACAAGTTTATGAGGGATCCGGTGAAAATATATGTAAAGGCGGAATCATTGACATTGGAAGGAATATCACAATATTATGTAGCAATTGAGGATGATCGACAGAAATATGCGACCTTGAAAGATTTGTATTCTTTTATTTCCATGTCTCAATGTATTATTTATTGCAATTCAGTAAAACGAGTAGCCGATTTGTATGATGTGATGATTGAAGATGAATTTCCAGTGTGTTGTATTCATAGCAATATGGAAAAACGTGAAAGAGACAATTCCCTTTCAGAGTTTAGAAATGGAAAATATCGAGTATTGATATCTTCCAATGTGACAGCTCGAGGAATTGATATTCAACAGGTGAGTGTAGTTATTAATTTTGATGTTCCAAAATGCATTCATACCTATTTGCATAGAATTGGACGTAGTGGTAGATGGGGGCGGAAAGGTGTGGGTATAAATTTGATAACACGTCATGATATTTTCAAATTGAAAGAAACTGAAACATTTTATAATTGTCAAGTGAACGAGTTGCCTTCCAATTTTGATGCATTAACAAAATAAAATGGGTTTTCGTTTTTGATGGTTGATGGTTGATGGTTAGATTGCGTAAAATGAAAAGAATAAATGTCTATTTTTTATATAATATGTCTTGTTCAAAAATAGAAATGTTGGATCAGATAAATCATCATTTCAAGATTCCCATTTATTACAATAAAGAAAAAATGGAATTGAATAAAAATATTATTACGGATTTAGAATTGATTGATACTATTGCAGAGACGGAAGATATAGAAGAGACAGAAGAGACGAAAGAGACGAAAGAGACGAAAGAGACGAAAGAGACGAAAGAGACGAAAGAGACGAAAGAGGTAAAAATACAAGGAACAAAATCAATTTACAAGTATACTTTTCAACCCAAAACAAGTATTGGAGAGAAAGTATTGGAACAAGTACCGACGTATTATACAACAGATATTGCTTTTTTGAAAGACACTCAAGAATTGATGAAAAAGTATCAATCTACAAAAAAAACAAATGTAGAAAAAGACCAAGACAAGGACCAAGATAAAGACCAAAATCAAGATAAAGATAAATATCAAGATAAAGATAAAGATAAAGACCAAGAAAAAAGAAAATCATTAGAAAATATCTTGGAATTATGGAATGAAATCAAATATGATAGTGGATTCAAAGAGAAATATCAATATATTGATTGGTCTATGTGGGAATTTCTCAACAAATCGGAAATATTTCTTCAAATAATGAGTTTATATAATTTGTCTTCTCCTGTTCTTTCATTATTTATTCCAGTTATTTTATTGATTATTCCTTTTTTTGTGATACAAATGAAAGGTTTGCGTCTTAGTATAAATGAATATGTTCAAATTCTGAAAATCATTGCCTCCAAACACGCAATTGGAAAAATGTTTACTGATTTTGGAAGTGTAAATATAAATGGAAAGATGTATATATTATTATCTATATTTTTCTATTTCTTTTCCATTTATCAAAATATTCTTATTTGTATACGATTTCATGAAAATATGAAAAAAATACACAATTCATTGAAAGACTTGCGTGATTTTATAGTAGATACGGAATCTTCTATGGAAAATTTATTGAATTATACAAAACATCTTGATCATTATAAAAAATTCAATGAAACTCTTTCAACCAATCGACAGAAATTACATGAATTGAGAGAAAAAATAGAATTGATAAGTCCATACAAGTTGTCTCTAATCAAAATAAAAGAATTGGGACGAGTGCTTAAATGTTTTTATGAACTGCATAGTAATAATGATATAAATGAATGTATTTTGTATTCTTTAGGATTCACAGGATATATTGAAGTTTTAGAAGGATTGATTCAAAACGTGAAAAAAAATCATATTCATTTGGCTTCTATAGAAAACCCAAGTGTAGAAGAAGAAGAAACGGCAGAAACAACAGAAGGAAAAAAGCAGAAGCAGAAGCAGAAGCAGAAGAAGCAAAAAAAACAAAAGAAAACAAAGGAACATGAATATATGTTTAAACAATTTTATTATCCTGCATTGATGGACCATCAACCCATTAAAAATGATTATTCTTTTGATAAAAATATGATTATAACGGGACCCAATGCTTCTGGAAAAACGACCATTTTAAAATCCGTATTGATCAATGTTATTTTATCTCAACAATTTGGTTGCGGATTTTATCAAACAGCAAAATTGATTCCTTATAAGCACATTCATTGTTATTTAAATATTCCAGATACTTCAGGAAGAGATAGTTTGTTTCAATCGGAATCGAGAAGATGCAAAGAAATATTGGATATTATTCAATTGAATAAAAAAGAGAGACATTTTTGTGTATTTGATGAATTGTATTCAGGAACCAATCCAGAAGAAGCAGTATTGAGTGCAACAGCTTTTATGAAATATTTGGGAAAATATACCCATGTAAATAGTATATTGACTACACATTTTATCCAAATTTGTAAACATTTAGAAAACAATGTATCGGTGTGCAATTATAAAATGGATATTCTAGAAAAAGAGAGAAAAATAGAATATACATATCAACTTGTTCCAGGAATTTCCACTATTCGCGGTGGAGTCAAGATTCTGTGTGATATGAATTATCCAGAAGAAATTATCAACAATATTCTCTCTCAAGAAACGCAATAATTATATTCGTTTTTTTATGCCATTTTAAAATATAAAGATATTCTAACATGGCTATTTCTGATATATTTTCGACTCCTTTTTTGATTGTCTTAGGTATTTGTTTGATCATTATTGGTTCTTTTGGTTTATATTTTACTCAAAAATTTATGGAACAAAATCACAAAATGAAATCCATGCTTGAAATTATTACTTCCATGGCAGAAGAAATACAATTTTTTCGATCTAAAATGTCTGTGATTCAATACCCCCATTTGCCTGTGGGTGGAAATAATGGATTTCAAGTAGCTTCCCCTTTTCCACGAGAAGCAAATGTGGATCCTATTTTTAACAAAGGTTTGATTACTATATCCGAGGATGAAGAAGAGGAGGACGATGAGGATGAGGAGGATGAGGAGGATGAGGATGAGGAGGATGAGGAGGATGAGGAAGAAGAGGAAGACGAAGACGATGAAGACGAAGAGGAGGATGATGAAGATACATATCGACATACAGATGAAATAAAGGTCATTAATATTGGAGAGACGATGAATTTAAATTATGAAATAGAACATGATGTTGTAGAAACGGATACTACACCATTTGATTTGGATGAAACCAATCATGAAATGGAAGAAATGGAAGAAATAGGGGAATTTAATGAGGAATCCAAAGAGGAATCCAAAGAGGAATCCAAAGAGGAATCCAAAGAGGAATCCAAAGAGGAATCCATAGATCATTTGTTGAAAACAATCAATATTTCAAATATGGATGAACCTCTTCATGAGGATAATCCATTTCCCCAAGAATCACAAATGGATTACAAAAAAATGACATTGAATAAATTGAAAAGTTTAGTGGTAGAGAGAAAATTGATGGAGGATGCATCCAAAATGAAAAAACAAGAATTATTGAAATTATTAGGTGTGGGTAGTGAGTAATTTTTATTCTCTTTCATTTATATATAGGTTATGAGTTGGGGTGTCTGTTATTCAGGTTCAAACAATATTCATTTTAATAGTCCTGCCATTATGGCAGATGGAAGAAACTATGCCAGTTGGCAACCAGAAGCAGTGGTGAATGAAAGAATTCAGGAAAAAGAACATATTAAATCCAATTGGCAATATAGAGAATATTTGACCAAGAATGCCATGCAAATCATGAACATCAATAATCAAGAAGCGTGTTATGAATTGGGATTGCCTTGCCATCAAGAAACAGAAAAAACGCCGTCTTCCAATGTTCCGTATCGATTTCAATCTGTATTTGATTCCAAATCACCTGGATATGGGTATTGCAATAGTGATTTAAAAAATCCTTATTTGTCGAGAGAACAATTGAATGCACGATTGATTTCTGCATCTGTTGAAATGAATGCAATTCAAAGACCTAGTTCCTAATGTGTGAAATATCATAAGGTTCTTTCTCTTGAGAGAATGATGAATTGGTCAAATGATGGAATCAGCAATTGGTCAAATGATGGAATCAGCAATTGGTCAATTTAGTATATAAACATTTTTTCAAAAGTTATATATCCTTTTATATATAACTTTTTTCATGCATAGTTTCATTAGTATCGATGTAGGTATAAAGAATTTAGCATATTGTCTTTTTGTGAAAAATACAAGCGAAGAAATAGATTCAAACACGAATTCCCATGCAAAAACAAGCTATAAAATTCAAAAATGGGATTCTGTTAATTTGACCAAATACAATGCAACACCAGAAACAAATATGAAGTGTTGTCATGTAGACAAACACAATGTTCCATGCAATAAACCCGCCAAATTTTCCAAAAATACAAAATGCTATTGTAAAATACATTCCAAGAAACAAACATTCTTAATACCTACTGCAGAACTGAAACCATCTTTTATAAACAAACAAAAAATTCAAGCTCTTTTTGAATTGGCAGACAAATACAATATTCAATATCAAAAACCAATGAAAAAGGCGGATTTGATTTCTGTGATGAATGAATATATTTATAATCACTGCTTTGAACCCGTGATAGTATCCAATACCAATGCTTCCAAAATTGATTTGATTACAATAGGACGAAATATACAAAAAATATTTGATGAACGTTTTGGATCGATTATAGCAACCTTGGATGGAGTGATTATTGAAAATCAAGTATCACCTATTGCAAATCGTATGAAATGTATTCAATGCATTGTCATGCAATATTTCATCATGAAAAAACCAGATATTCGAATTGAGTTTATTTCTGCATCCAATAAATTGAAAAAATCGTGTTCTACAATAGTGGAAGATAGTGATAAGGAAAGCGAAAATAAGGAAAGCGAAAATAAGGAAAGCGAAAATAAGGAATCCAAAGAGAAAACAGAATATAGTGAGAGAAAAAAGATGGGAATTCAAAAATGTATAGAACTATTAAACGTTGTTCCTTCCGAAGCTGAATTATGGAAACCCTTTTTTACAAGTCATGCAAAAAAAGATGATTTAGCAGATAGTTATTTGCAAGGAATTTGGTATATGGAAAAACATTTGTGTAAATAAGAATTCGTATAAAATAGAACTTAAAATTATATATCCTTATTAAATAACAATTATGGATTCTGATATAATTGAATTATCAAGTTTCAATGAAAATGTAGAATGGGGAGCATCCTCTAGCACAGGTCCAAGTTCCAGTTTTGGTTCAGGGATTGAATTATTGATGAATGACAAAAAAAAGGAAAATATAAAATTATCGAGTGATATCGATATTGAAGATTTGAATATTTTGGAAAGCGAATTGAATGATTTAGTAAATGAGGAAAATACAAGTCATACAAATAAACCAGATTTTTTTTTCAACAATGATTCACAGAAACAATCAGTTCGATTTGGTGAATCATCTTCTGGATTTGATTCAGAACCCCAAAATATTGGTCAAGCCACTGCAAATACAAGCAATGAAAACAATACATGGGATGGATATGGTAAATTCAATAATATTCCCATCAATCCAGACAAGGTTCCAACAAGTGCTTCGCCTCAAATGTCCAAAGAAGAATTATTAAGAGAGAAATTCAAATATTTGCGAAAATTGGAAACCTTGGAAAGCAAAGGGATCAATTTGACGAAAAAATATTCCATGGATTCTCCACTTGCAGAAATGCAGGGAGAATATGAAATGATTATGGAGGAAAAGAAACGATTGAATTCCGTGAAATTTCAAGGCAATATGTTGATGGCTTGTATCAATGGAATCGAGTTTTTGAACAATCGGTTTGATCCTTTTGATATCAAATTGGATGGATGGAGTGACCAAGTCAATGAAAATATGACGGATTATGATGAAATTTTCGGTGAATTGTATGAAAAATACAAGACACGTGCTTCTATGGCACCGGAATTAAAATTGTTGTTCCAATTGGGAGGTTCTGCAATGATGATTCACATGTCCAATACAATGTTTAAATCGGCCATGCCAGGAATGGATGATATATTGCGTCAAAATCCAGATTTAATGCGTCAGTTCCAATCGGCTGCAGTGAATTCCATGTCACAATCAAGTCCTGGATTTTCCGGATTTGTAAACAATATGATGAACCAAGACGATCTTGGTGGAGGACCACCCCCAGCCATGGCAACCAAAGAATATGCCACTTCAGGATCCAGACCAGGAAACAATAGTGCTAGTGCGAGTAGTATGGGACGCAGTTCTTATTCGGATCGTAGTAATATCAATGATGGAATTCAATTTCAAGAACGATCCAATGGATCCTCGTCCTCCTCTTCTATTCGTGAGGAAAAATCAATGCGCCCCACGAATGGATCCGGATTGCCTCCTTTCCAGGAACGCGTTGTTCCGCAAAATTCCCGTGCAGAAATGCGCGGACCCTCGGATATTTCGGATATTCTCTCGGGATTAAAAACCAAGACCATCAATATTCAAGTGGGTGCTGGTTCTCAACCATCGGGAGCTGCATCTGCATTTGCAGGACAAGGACAAGGACAAATGACAAATGATAGCACTATCAGTATATCGGATATGAAAGAATTGATGGGAGAAGGAAACATGCCAAAAAAGAGTCGACGTCGTCAAAAGAGTGACAAAAATACATTAAGTTTGGATATCTAAATTGGGTTGAGGAATTATTATTTCTTGTATTTGTTTGCTTGAATAAAAAAACCGGTAATAATAAATAGAGATGATAACGAGAATATATATAATTCCTGAAAAAACGGAAATGGTAAATCTATTTTTATTGTTGACTTCAAAATTTAATAGTTCCAAAGAGGGATCCATCAAAGTGAAATTATCTTGACAGAGTGTTTCTTCTAAAATAGTTAAGAAACAACTATCAAATGTATAAAACATGACGGAAACAAAAATAAAAAAAACCATCACAATATTGCAATAGAATTGAGGTGCCAATAATATGATTAAAAAAATATCTCTCGGTGCAACAAAATGAAACACTCGAATCATCATTCCAATACTTTTTTCTGATAGTCTTCCTTTTTTTATGTATTCCACTATTTTTGTAAGAAAATTTTTCAGTTGATTTTTTAATTGTTTTTTCAGAGTATTATTAGACATAATAATTATAATATTTAATTTTATAATTATTATTTAGTTTCTACACAATTATAAAAATATCTGGATAAAATAACTGAATCTCCCAAATATCCAAGATGTCGTCTAATTCAAATACAAAATGTAAAAAAAAGAATCCAAAAACGGAAACAAAAACAAAAACAAAAACGGAAACAAAAACAAAGTCAAGTAATTTAGAAGAAATACAAAAAATACAATTGAAAAAATTATGGGAAAGTATATCCAAAAATTATCTCTTTTTCATTGCCATTCTTTTTTCCTTATATTTATTCAAACAAAGCAAAAACAACAAATCATCGTATATTCAATTATTTTCATCTTTCTTAACCATCAGTACCATAGGTCATTTAACTCATTACATATCACATCGAATTGATTTCAAACAGGTCTATATGTTCAAAGAGAATATTTTAACTAGGAATCCATATACCAATCAATTATTAACCTATTCATTGGATTTTTGGGAATTTCATCATAAAAAACATCATGATTTGAGTATTAATAAACAAATAAAATACATCATATATGAATTTGTAAACAATGTTTTTACACAAGGATTATTGCTTGTGTTATTGATTAAATGGATGGATATTCGTGTCATTATTCTCTGGGCATTTTTTTATGCAACCATTCACAATATAAATTATGTATATATAAAACCGACCACTCATCGAGACCATCACGTAGATGACAATACAAATTTTGGTATTGATTTTTTGGACATTTTGTTCAATACAAAATA